GCACAGGAAAGATTCCATGTATATAGTATGTCTGAGACTAATAGAAACATTAGTTTATGGACGAATCCCGACTATAATTCTGATTTCTCAGGTTTTTGCCTTGGATTCAAGGCTTTCCAGTATAGGATAGAAGAAGGGGATACCAGTTATTTTATTCCGACTTGTAATTCTTTCAAATCCAAGAGGCGTAAGCCTTGCCTCTATCCATATGAGGCTTGCTTTGTGCCACAAAAGGTTGAATACGACAATGACAGGAATCATTTTTATAGGGTGTTTGGAAATGAGTATGGTCAAGATCATTTAACGTTGTTGCATGACGAGAATACAGAAATGATCAAATACAATCTTTTTCATAAAACCGCACAGTGGTCTGAGGAGAATGAGTGGCGAGGCTATTATGTAGAAGAATTTAGTGAGAATATCGCTGCGTCCAAGGATCAAGATGACTGCAAGGTTTACTTCAATGAAGATATTTTAGATAGCATTACTTTCGGATGTAATATTGATGAAACTAAAAGAAGTGAAATCCTTGGAATCTTGAAAAGAAACTTTTCAAATTTTGAATACATAAAGCTTTTCGAGGCCTTCCCTTCTGGCAATGATGAAGTGGAAATAAGACCTTATAAATAATCGCAAAGAATACATGCAAATTGAATGCCACTTGGGGATTCTCCTCAGGTGGCCTTTTTGCGTTTACAGCAGGCCATCCAGCATCAGACAGAATTCAGGGAAGTCGATGTCATCGCAGAAGGCGGACACTTCCTTGCTTCCATCTTCATAGACGATGTCCAGAAGCTTGTGGCTGTCCTCTGGAGACCACCAGGTCGAGATGCAGACGCCATCCAAACGGACGTCGTGTTCAAGCCAGTAGAGCTTGCGCTTGTCCATGTCGCTGACAGCCGTTTTCCTCTTTGCTGGCATCTTCCAACCCATGGCCTTGTAGAGGAGCCTCTCGTTTTCTTCGGCTTCCTCAGCTTCCTTCCTGTCCATTTCCAGTCTTGCCTCCAACTCTGAGGTGATGAGATCCATCTCGGAGAACAGTTCGTCCTCACTGAACTTTGAGTAATCTGTCATTTTGATTACCTCCTATATACTACAGCGCAATAAAAGGCTAAAAACGTCAGATTTCTCCGATGGACATCACTAATGCTCCCAATTTGGTATGAATGCATGTGATTCTGATGCCTCAAATCCATGTTCCTCATCTTTTTCAAAAATCTTTTCCAAAAGCGTCAGATTTCACCTTCTGCCACGGCTGTCTATTGTAGGGCAATGAAAATCCAGCCCTCACCAAGAGGTAACCGTATGAAACAGAAACTCAAGGTAAGCGTTTCGAAGAGTCCCCAGATTGATGGGGTAGTCACCTGCAGAAGCAGAAGCATCAGGGAGAAGTTCCTCTCGCTCCTCTTCGGTGATAAGAGAAGGATCACGATCCTCATCCCCGGGGATTGTGTCAGTGAAGTGGCCATCTGTGAGGCCGAAGGAGAAGTACATGGAAAAGCTTGAGCTTGCGGAAGACGTAAGGAAGGTCCTGCTGGAGACGGCAGAACATTATGAAGGGTTGGCAGCATGTCTCAGAGCACTCTGCTCAGAGGAAAAGAAGGATGAGGATGATGGTCAGCTGATGCTTCCTCTCTTTGATGAAGAGGAAGAGATGCCGGTGATCACCCTGGAGCAGGTGAGAGGTGTCCTTGCAGGAAAGAGCCGTGACGGTTTCACTGCCGAGGTCAGGGCAATCATCACCAGGCACGGTGCGAACCGCCTTAGTGAGATCGAGCCGGAGGACTATGAGGCTGTGCTGAAGGAAGCGGAGGAACTGGGACATGCCTGATGTTCATGCAATCCTCTCAGCCTCCTCATCCCACAGATGGCTCTCCTGTACTCCGTCCGCAAGGCTTGAGATGGAGTTCGAGAATCCAGGCTCCGAAGCTGCCAGGGAAGGAACCGCGGCTCATGCCCTTGCCGAGTACAAGCTGAGGAAGACTCTGGGACATGGCGGAACACGTCCTGTTTCAGCCTATGACTCAGGTGAGATGGAGGACTGCACCGACAGCTATGTCGGGTATGTCATGGAGCTTCTTGCCAAGGCCAAGACAAAGTGTGGCGATCCTGTCGTTCTTGTCGAGCAGAGGCTGGACTTCTCCAGATATGTCCCCGATGGCTTCGGTACCGGTGACTGCATCATCGTCTCTGATGATGTCCTCCATATCGTGGACCTCAAGTACGGGACCGGCATCCTGGTTGAGGCTGAAGAGAATCCTCAGATGAAGCTCTATGCCCTGGGAGCATTGGAGATCTTTGATGCCCTCTATGACATCAGGGAAGTCTCGATGACCATCTTCCAGCCGAGAAGGGAGAACGTGTCCACATGGACAATCTTTTCAGATGAGCTGAAGGCTTGGGCGGATACCGAACTCAAGGAGAAGGCGGAACTTGCTTTCAAGGGTGAAGGCTCCTTCGTCTCCGGTCCTTGGTGCACCTTCTGCCGTGCTTCTGCAAGATGCAGGGCCAGGGCCGAGGAGAAGCTCAAGCTTGCCCAGGAGGAGTTCAGGCTTCCACCGCTTCTCACGGACAGCGAGATCGAGGAGATCCTGAAGATTCTGCCGGACCTCACTAAGTGGGCCAATGAGATTTCCGACTATGCCCTGGATGCTGCGGTCAGACAGGGGAAGGTATGGAATGGCTTCAAGCTTGTGGAAGGCAGATCTGTCCGCAAGTACCGTGACGAGGACTCCGTAGCAGAAGCAGCAAGGAACGCTGGCTTCACGGAAATCTACCGCCAGTCCCTCATCCCCATGACGGAGATGCAGAAGCTGATGGGCAGGACAAGATTCGAGGAGGTGCTGGGAGACCTCATCTACAAACCAGCAGGGAAGCCGACCTTGGTCCCGGTGACGGACAAGAGACCGGCTATGGACGTATCGAACGCAAAAGACGAATTCAACGTAATCAAGGAGATTTGACGATTATGGCAAACATTTCAAACAAGACAAAGGTTGTGACAGGCATCAACACAAGACTTTCCTATTTCCACGGTTGGGAACCGGTATCCATCAACGGTGGTGCTGAGAAGTATTCCGTTTCCGTGCTCATCCCAAAGAGCGACAAGGAGACCGTGGCTGCAGTTAATGCCGCAATTGATGCTGCAATCGAAGAGGGAATCGCGAAGTTCGGAGGCAAGAAACCAAACAGGGCTGCAATCAAGACTCCACTCAGGGATGGTGACGTCGAGCGTGATGACGAAGCCTACAAGGGCCACTGGTTCATCAACGCTAATTCCACCACTGCACCTCAGATAGTGGACAGAAGCGTGAAGCCTATCCTCGACAGAGGTGAGGTCTATTCCGGCTGCTATGCTCGTGTCTCCCTCAGCTTCTATGCCTTCAACTCCAACGGCAACAAGGGCGTCGCCTGTGGCCTTGGGAACATCCAGAAGGTCAAGGATGGCGAGCCTCTCGGTGGCAAGGCAACTGCTGCCGATGACTTCAAGACAATCGATGACGATGACTTCCTGGCATGACGGGAACCGGACTTGGGCGGCATGGGGATTCCTGTGCCGTCTTTTTCTTTATGGAGGTGGATCATGTGTGAGATAAAGGAACTCCATCTGGATGTTGAGACCTATTCCTCCGTGAACATCGCGAAGGGTGGTGCATACAGGTATGTGTCTTCGGAGGATTTCGAGATCCTGCTCCTTGGCTACAGCATCAACGGAGGGGATGTCATGGTCGTGGACTTGGCTTCGGGAGAGAAGATTCCGGATGAGGTCATTTCTGCGATAACTGATGATGATGTAATGAAATTCGCACATAATGCGACATTCGAAAGGATATGCTTTTCATCCTACCTTGGACTTCCTGTCGGAAAGTATCTCAACCCTGCATCATGGCGCTGTACGATGGTGTGGTCTGCCTATATGGGATTACCGCTCTCCCTTGAAGGAGTAGGTGCTGTATTGGGCCTCGACAAGCAGAAGCTCTCGGAAGGGAAGGACCTCATCAGATACTTCTGTGTACCTTGTTCTCCTACCAAGGCCAATGGCGGCAGGACAAGGAATCTTCCTCTGCATGATAAGGATAAGTGGGAGCGATTCAAGTCCTACAACCTTCGTGACGTGGAGACCGAGATGGAGATTGCCCGTAAGCTCTCCAAGTTTCCTGTGCCTGACTTCGTGTGGGATGAGTATCACCTCAGTGAGGAGATCAACGACAGGGGAATCCTGGTGGACATGTCATTCGTGAAGGAAGCCATTGCTCTTGATGCGAAGACCAGGGGGAAACTGGTGAACCAGATGCAGGAACTGACGGATCTGGAGAATCCGAACTCTGTGGTGCAGATGAAGGAATGGCTCTCTGACAAGGGTGTCGAGATGGAGACACTTGGTAAGAAGGCCGTCCATGCGAAGATTCCGGAGACCGAGGGAGACGTCAGTGAGGCATTGTCCCTCCGTCTTCAGCTAGCCAAATCTTCCGTAAAGAAATATCAGGCAATGGAATGCGCAGTATGTGCGGATGGCAGGGCAAGAGGGATGTTCATGTTCTATGGAGCCAACCGCACCGGTCGTTTTGCCGGTAGGCTGGTGCAGCTGCAGAATCTTCCTCAGAACCATATGCTTGATCTGGATGAAGCCAGAAGTCTTGTCAGATCAGGGGATTCTGAAGCAATGGACCTGCTCTATGACGATATTCCGGATGTCCTCTCCCAGCTGATAAGGACGGCATTCATACCGGAGCCTGGAAAGAGGTTCTATGTGGCCGACTTCTCAGCCATCGAGGCTAGGGTGATTGCGTGGCTTGCTGGAGAGGTGTGGAGGGCTAAGGTCTTCCAGGAAGGAGGTGACATCTACTGTGCCTCTGCCTCCCAGATGTTCAAGGTGCCTGTCGAGAAGCATGGCGTAAACGGCCATCTGCGACAGAAGGGAAAGATTGCAGAGCTTGCCCTCGGCTATGGTGGATCTGTCGGAGCATTGACCTCAATGGGTGCCCTGGAGATGGGACTCTCTGAAGATGAGCTCCAGCCTCTTGTCGATGCATGGAGGAACTCCAATCCCAACATCGTGAAGCTTTGGTGGAAGGTCGATGAGGCGGTCAAGAAGGCTGTCAAGGAGAAGATCATCCAGAAGGTGAACGGAATCATGTTCAGCTGCAGGAGCGGAATGCTCTTCATCACACTTCCTTCCGGTAGGAACCTGGCTTATGTGAAGCCTCGCATGGGGGAAAATCGCTTTGGTGGTGAATCGGTCACCTATGAGGGTGTCGGCTCGACCAAGAAATGGGAGAGGCTGGAGAGCTATGGTCCGAAGTTCGTTGAGAATATAGTACAGGCCATATCAAGGGATATCCTGATGCATGCCATGAAGAACCTGGGTGAGATGAGGATTGTGGCGCATGTCCATGATGAAATCATCATTGAGACTGATGATTCTGTTTCTTTGGATGAAGTTTGTGCTCGTATGGCTGCAGTTCCATCCTGGGCAGATGGATTGATTCTTCGTGCCGATGGATACATCTGCGATTATTATAGGAAGGACTAGGAGGTATTGTTCATGAAGATAATCACTGAAAATGGAATTGAGTTGATTATGCCGGAAAGAAGTCCTGAAACCGATTTGGCTAGGGAACGTTGTGTAAGTCTCTGTGCTGAGATGATAAGGAAATATGGCCCCAAAATTCTTGAGGAAGAAGAGAAAAAGAAGAATTTAGAGAAATAATTTAAAAAACGTCAGATTTCACCTCCTGCCACGGCTGTCCATTAGGAGGTGATTTTTTATGGAAATCCCAATGACGAAAGAACAGTACGACAACAAACTTCGGTGTGCAAGGTTCCTTCTGGATATGATCGAGAAATACGGGGCGGAAATCCTCGAAGAGGCTCGTGAAGAGGAAGCGAAGAAGGCTGTGGATGATGAGGGCAAGGGTTGAGGATCCTTGCCTTTTTGGCGCTTACAAACATTGGAAATCACGACAGTATTCGAATTGAAGCCGACGGTTGTCGGTAAGGTAGGCAAAGATTATGGAAAATATCAAACACGAAGGAACCAACGTTTACATCTATACCAGGGTTTCCACGGCCATGCAGGTCGATGGCTTTTCCCTCGATGCCCAGAAGGATGAGATTATGCGCTATGTACAGTACAAGAACATGCGTGTCTGCGGGGAATATACGGACGAAGGCAAGTCCGGTAAGAACATCTCGGGAAGACCTGGCTTCCAGAGGATGATGGATGACATCATCTCGAAGAAGGATGGTGTATCCTTCGTCATCTGCTTTAAGCTGTCCCGATTCGGAAGAAATACTGCTGACATCCTCAACTCTTTGAAGATGATGAAGAGATATGGGGTGAACCTAATCTGTGTTAAGGAGAATATCGACAGTTCCCTTGATTCCGGAAAGATGATGATCAGCATTCTTGGAGCAATGGCTGAAATTGAAAGGGACAACATTTCGGTTCAGACAATGGCCGGCAGAAAGGAGAAGGCCAGACAGGGCGGATGGAATGGTGCAAAGGCTCCATACGGATACAATCTCGTTGATGGAGAGCTTGTAATAGATCCTGTGCAGGCTGAACAGGTAAGAATCATCTTTGACAAGTATGCAAATACTGGTCTTGGGATAACAGGCGTGGCGAGATGGATGAACGAACATGGCTATAAGAAAGCTGCGACTACCCATAACTCAGTCACATATTTCTCCGAACACTTTGTTGAGGATGTAATCAACAACCATGCCTATCATGGAAAGATATCTTATGGAAAGCGAAAGACCGTACTGAGGGAAGGAACTGAAGACGAGTACCACAAGATAGAAACCTCAGATTATATGATTTCTGATGGAAGGCATGAATCCATTGTTTCAGAAGATCTGTGGCAGAAAGCCCATGCGAAGAAGATTGCCAATGCCGGCAAATGTGAGCCAGCAGATAAGGATCATCAGTACATATACTCAGCCTTGTTGAAATGCCCTGTGTGCGGAAAGTCGCTGTATGGCGCTACCATGACCAGAAGACGCAAGAAGGATGGTAGCCTCTATCCAAGGTATTACAGTTATGTCTGCCGTTCGGGTGAGACCTATAACGGGCTAAAATGTGATTTTGGTCAGATTTCCTGCGATCGTGTCGACAGGGCAATGTATGAAATCCTCTCAAGCATCACTAATGCGGAGAACTTTGAAAGTATGCTTTCCAAACTGGTTGATAAGCAGATTGATACAAAGGAGATTTCTTTGGAGATGGATGTCGCCATGAGGGCTCAGAAGCAAGCTCTCGGTCTTCAGAGAAAATTGGAATCAGAACTGGACAGTCTTGATGTCATGGACAAGCACTATGACCGAAAGTATGAAAGCCTGAACAGAAGGCTTGATGAGGTCTTCGATGCGATTGAAGAAGCAGACAAAAAGGTTTCTGAATGTGAAGCTAAGCTCGATTCCATCAAGAAACAGAATCTCTCTAGGGATAGTATCTATGAGTCACTGAAGATCTTTGATAAGCTGTATACAAAGATGTCGGATCTCGAGAAGAAGAACTTTGTTCGTTCCTTTATAGACCACATAGATCTTGAGCAAAAGGTCGGAAGGCATGGAATGCCGATAAAGAACATCAAGTTCAAGTTTCCAGTGGCTTTCGATGGAAGTTCGGTATACGATTTTTGGACACCTTCTTCGACAACCGTCGAGACGGTGGTCCTTTTAAGCAGTGA